ATCATTCATGGTTGCCGTCGGATCTGGAAATAAGGGAGTGGCTGAATTCGCCACTGACTTCCCCGGAGCGTATATCTTCTCTGGATCTTCAATGCTCAGAAACGCTCTTTCCCTCAAGCCCACAATTGAACGACCAGATATCTCAGTTCAATGGTTTTATGGTCCTCCAGGAACAGGAAAATCCAGATTGGCCCACTCAACTCTTCCAGACGCCTATGTGAAGGAACCAAGAACAAAGTGGTGGAATGGTTACTTGTGTGAAAAGTGTGTTATTATTGATGATTTTGGGCCAAATGGTATTGATATAAACCATCTTCTTAGGTGGTTTGATAGGTATAAGTGTTTAGTTGAAAATAAGGGTGGAATGATTCCTTTGTATGCGGATACATTCATAGTTACATCTAATTTCCACCCTAGTGAGTTATTTAAGTTTGGTGATGAGGTTAACCCTCAGTTACCTGCATTACTACGCAGGATTGTATTACGTGAGATGCAATAAAATATCAATTTTAATGACTATCTTCTGAGGAGACGCCGATCAGGCGTCGACTGCAGCCCGCGTGGGGTCGCCGAAGGCGGGGGTCACCACGCTGCGCTTGCTTTAGCTTGCGCAAGATGCGCAGCATCTTCCATGTCGCAGAGCCGAAGGCTCTGGCTATAAATACCCCCCATATTCATGGTAATAGTTATCATTCGATGGCGCGAGGCATGCATACCCGTAAGCGTTCCCGGCCCTCAGGGAGCCGGGCGCGTCCGTTTAAGAAACGTAGATTCAATCGAAAGAGAGGACGCAAATCAGCATCAATTACATCTAAAGCTCCAACTGCTTATAATATTGGAATGTTCAGATCAAAACGAACATCTGCTGCTGCATACAGGAGAAGACTATGGAATTCGACATTAGATAGTACTCATTATCGTTCAGCGTATAATGTGTCATTTAGTTTAACGTCACAGGCAACGTCACAGACATCAACGACTTCGCTGATTAACGCGTTACATGGGGATGCTAATTACCTTTGGTATGCTGCCGGTGGTGCCGTGGATCCTACAGGCGGAGCCGTTCCAACTGGATGGGGTCCAAGTTTTATTATTAGAGGTGGAATGATTACATGGAACGCTGCCAACTTTAACGCGGGAACGCAGGCAATGAAAGTTACCTTATATCTGATTAAGTCTGGAGCAAATTTTGATACGACTTCCTTTCCCGCGTCTGTATTTGATAATTGGGATCCTTCTTTGATTGCCAATTTCAAAGATAATTACGGAAAGATTCTGATGAAGAAAGTTATGATGATAGAAAATGATGGAGTTGCAGAAGTCTCATATAGATTACCGGTTCATAAGATTGTTCAAGCTGACTTTGTACTCAATCGTCATACGTACATCTGGATTGCACTTCTTAATGGTCCAGAAGCGGCAGCTAATAGCGTTAGATGTACCATAGGGCATAATTTAAGTTTCGTTGGTGATATCATTGTGTAATATGTAAGCACTTACGTATGTAACGTGTGGCCAAGCATCGGGGTATACTATTACCCCCGATGCTTGTCCCGTCCCTTGTAATGTCTATAAGTATCAATAAAGCGGTGTTTTGTTTCAATGTCTACTCCTCCCCCTCGTCGTCTTAGACACTTTTGCTTTACCCTTAATAATTATGTCGAAGAGGAAGATGTGCCCCGCATCTCAGCTTGGTTCGAAGAAGAAGCCAAGTATTGGATCATCGGACGTGAGGTCGGAGATTCAGGAACTCCCCACTTACAGGGGTACGCCTCGCTTCGAGGACGGTGTTCTTTCGATCATGTCAGGAATAAGCTTGGCTCTAGGGCGCATATCACGGGCGCAAGAGGTACTGCTCGGCAGAATAGAGCATATTGTTCAAAAGGTGGAGATTTTATCACAGGAGGTGAAATCAATGAAGGAGGCTCGTCCGGATCCACAAGAGACGAACTTGGAAGATCATTCATGGTTGCCGTCGGATCTGGAAATAAGGGAGTGGCTGAATTCGCCACTGACTTCCCCGGAGCGTATATCTTCTCTGGATCTTCAATGCTCAGAAACGCTCTTTCCCTCAAGCCC